AAGGACATTTTTATTTTTATTTAGACAAAAAAAAGGACCTCCGAAGAGGTCCCAGTGTTAAGTATGTGAGATATAAATCACATGAGGTTCTTAACAACAGTACGCTGATAGTAGCGGTTGCTGTTAGAGGTGATGCGACCCAAACCTTGAGCGGTGCCTTCAGCGAAGGGGTTGGAGACAAGACCGTAGCGGGTCTTGAAGCCAATTTTGGGCTGGAAGCTGTTCTCACCAACGGCGCGAACCATTTGGAGGGGAACATAAGGACAGTAGAAGAGACCAGCGTCATAAGGGCTAGTACCCTTATAGCCAACAACATAGTACTGATTAGCAGCAGAGTTAGCAGCGAAGGGGTCGATGTAGACTCTGTACTTACCGTTGATAGTACCAGCGAAGGTGTTGCCGGTGTCGTCAACCTGAAGGTTAGCGTTAAGGGCAGGGGTGTAATCAAGTACACCAGCCATCGTCAGAGCGGAAGCAACATCAGCAGATGTCATGATGATGTTACCCTTCCCTCTACGAGTTCTTTGGGCGATTCTGTTAGCATCTCTTTCGATGTTAAACAGAAGACCTTTGAACTTCTCAACAGACCAGCGACCGTTGGAGTCAACATCGAGGTCGAAGAAACCAGCGTTGGCAACATTTGCCTGTGAACCAGCTTCAGCAGTTTTGTAGATGGTACGAATAACTTCGCGGTTGATTTCAGCAAGGATTTCGCTAGACAGGATGTTAGCGAGTTCTGCTTCAGCGTTAAGACCGTGGATAGCACGAAGGTCTTGTGCCAATTCCATGCTGTACTCTGCTTTCAGAGCACGGGACTTAGCGGTAACAGTGACTTTCTCGATCGAGAATGCCATCTCGTTGAAGTCGCCATTGCTGCCGTCTCCGAGTGCCTCAGAGTCGCCAGTAGCCATACCTTGACCCAGTGAATACTGAGATTGTACAGCGTCGGAAGCAGTGCCTTCGAGGATTGCGGGGTTAGTACCACGCTGAACGCCAGTAGAACCGAAACCAACAGTACCGTCGTCATCAACAGCAGAGGTGTAATCACCTTGTGTTGCCTGACCGATGTTTGTACCTGCCTTGTTGGCAGAGAATGCGGAATCTGGCTCGTCGAAGAACGACTCAGTACCAGCCTGATTGGTGTAGCGTGAACGCATTGCGAAGATCAGTCCTGTAGGACCGTTCATCGGCTGAACGCCAGCGAGTTCATAAGCAACCAGATTCGGCATCGAGCGGCGAATCAGGCTGATCAGAACGGGATCGAAACCGGCGGTAGGACCAGCAGCAGTAGAACCGCCACTGAAAGCACCAGAAGCACCTACAGCGTTGCCGCTGTTAGTAGGAGCAGCTTCTGAGAGCATACCATTGCCGCTTTCAAAAGCAGATTGCTCTTTGAGGAAACGCTCTTGGTTCTCAAGGAGAACAGCAGTTGTAGCACGGCGATGTGAGTCCTTAATAGGATCAACTCCATCGGCGTCGAGAAGTGGACCCCACTTCTCCATTAATGATTCTTGATTGTACATTAGATTTAGTGTTTAAATTTGCGGAGTTTTTTACTTCATCCCAAGGGCTTTCAAATACTGGGTCATTGAAGCAGATGCCTCAACACCAGTCTCTGAGGTCACGCCCTCAGACAGTGTTTCCACTTTGTTAGAAACTGACTTTTGCTCACCGGGGAAATACGATTCCTTCAGTGTAACCAGCTTCTCACGATAAGATTCTTCACCCTCAAACTCAACACCTTCAGACAATGCGATTAGTTTCTCTCTTTGTGTTACAGCAAGACCCTCGGTTACTTCACGGAAAATTCCATCAGCTGTAGATTCGCCAAGGCGCTTGTTAAGAGAAATGTTAGCTTCGATCTGTTCGTTAAGTCTGCCTTCCATTTCATCAAGTTTGGAGACCATACTCTCCAAGACATCATATTTCTCATCAGGGATGTGTACATAATGATCTTCAAATAGACCTCTCATTCCTTGCAGGAACGATTCGGTCATTTCGGTCTTGAGACCGTGCTCAACTTCAATCTTGTTCTCGGAGATCCACTCTTCAGAAACATACTCAAGGTATGCATCGACGCGCTCTACGAGTTCTGACTTAACAGACTCAAGATGTTCGGTAAGTTGCTCTTCGTATTGTGCAGCCATCTCTTCTTGGACTTCGGTTACTTTAGCAGTAACTACAGCCTCAAAGATTGTGCGGGCTTTTAATTGAAACTCTTCGGAAAGTTCTTCGCCGCCAAAAAGGGCAGAAAGATCTTCTTCAATATCAACAGAAGGAGTTGCCTCCTCTTGCGTGGACTCATCTTCAGCTACAACTTCTTGCTCGCCTTCTACTTCGACGGTATCGCCAGCAGAAAGACTTTGCATTGGTTCGGCAGCTTTAGCGCCACGATTTACGACATCTTTAACAGTTTTAACTTTGGGTTCTGCGAGTTTCGCTGAATCATCGTCGGCTTTGTAGTTCTCGGGGGTAGGCCCACCAAGATCTTGTACAGCAGCCAAACCAGTTCCAGGATCAGAAAGCTTAGGCATAGCCTCAGCTCCTTTCGCACCCCTTGTTACGGGATTTTCCATTTCTTGTAATTCCTTAGCGGACATTGGTGAACTCTCCGATTAGATCGTTATCTAGATATAATCTATATTTATTTATAAATCAGAGACTTGACAGGAACTTGTTGAATAATGCCAACTTGTTCTCCTGCAATGCTCTTTCATCAACTAGGGTATTAATTTGCTTGTATGTCTTCTCCACGAGTTTTTCGCGGACAATACTACCATCCATTACCCAGTCTTTTCCTTCCATGATTCCCGATACAAATGCATCAGGTGCGGAGGGGTCTGCTACAATATCAGCAGCAGTTGCAAGCATAAAATCGTTAGAAACGATCTTAATACCATTCTCATTTACCGATAAAGTTCCAAGACCACGGGAAGAAACTCCCAACTTGACACCTTCATCAATAAGATTTTGTGCAATCTTACCCATGGGGGTGTTGAGAATTTTAGCTTTACCTACAAAATTAGTTCCCTCTTCTCTGAGAGATGTAATTTTATGAGATACGCGATCCAGGTTGAGGGTAGGTCCTTCAGGATGTCCAAGTTCTCCAAGAGCTCTGCCTTTACCGACAAAACTTTCGTTGTAACGACTGACTTCCCTACGGAGAGTATCCATAGGATACATCCGACCATTGCGGTTCTGGATGTCACCCTGTAGGAAAACTCCCTCAATATACATTGATTTCACGCCTTTGCGTTCTTCAACGATAACTTCAACCTGTTCGATTTCTTCCGTGATAAGTTTCATTGTTTTTATGCGGTAAATCCTACTTTTGCACCTTTTACTGTTGTGGCACTAGCAAACACACATTGCGTTGGTTGTTTTTCCAAAAATTCAACCGAACCTGCTGCCATCGTCATAGAACCAATAGCAGTTCCACTTTGAGTTTCGACAAGACTTACGATTGCCGTAGCTGCTGCAGTATTTACTAAACGAACAACTGTTGCTTGAGTAAAACTAGTTGCGGCACCAGTTGTTGTCGGACAAGCAATTTCTGCTCCCTTTAATAAGGTTCTTGCCATTATTCTTGGTCCTCGGTTTCTTGAGATGGTTCACCAAATAAATTAGCTGCAGATGGTTGACGCAAAGCGTCTACTTTAGAGGCAGCTTTTTGGTAAAGGAGATCTTTAATTTGGTCACTAATATTCACAGCAGACGAATCCGTCGCAATCATATTTACTAGTTCTTCCATGGATATAAGTCAGATATATAACTTATTTATCAGATTTCCCCTTCTGATGCTTTTGGTAATTGGGGTTGCGGAGATTGACCTGGCAATGCATTAGGGTCTTCTTGTCCCTGTAGCATTGGGTCTCCTGCTTCCATCTCAAGCATTTGTTGATTTGGATCTGGGAGAACTCCAGACGCAATTTCTTCTTCAATTTGTTGATCAATCTCAACAATTTCTTGATCTCTTTGGCGCAGAACTTGACGCCGAATATACTCGGTAGAGTAATAGCGTCCTGCATAAGGTTCAATCATTGCAAGAAGTCCTAAACGACCTTCAAGTAATTCTTTATCTTTAAGCTCTGCAAAGTGATTATCATATAAGAAGTCAAACTGAATGTGCTCAGACATCACTTCCCAATCTGAGGGAGTAACAACATTCTTAAGGAGTAGTTGTGTCTTGAGCATATCCATAAACATTGCACTAAAACGCTTACGGAGACGACCAACAAACTTAGAGAACTTTAGTTCATCTCTTAAAATTTCAGAAGAACGACCGAGATTGAAACCATCACCAGAACCAGCGATTCTAGATTCAGGCACACCTAAAGATCTATAGAGTTTGGATTGGAAGTATTCAATATCAGCAAGTTCGCCAAGATTTTGACCACCAGGAAGTGTGGTAATTTCTGTGCCACGACCACCCTCACGGCGAGGAAGCCAGAAGTCTTCCAGCATACTCATCATTTTTTTGTCGTCACGAATCTCACCGCTGTTGGAATCATACACCAACTTATTACGGTAGCGCATCATTACTTCACGGAGGTATTGCTCTGCTTTTACCTTAGGAAGATTGCCAACATCAATGTAGAAAATACGGCGCTCTGGTGCGCGTGACAATCTATAGATGACAAGAGAATCTTCAATCATTCTAAGTTGATTGAGAGACTTGATTGCCTTATGAAGATAAGAAAGTCCTGATCCTTTGTTTCTATCTACAAGACCAGAAGTGCAATATGTAATTGCATCTTTTGTGATCTTTACTCCCTTCATTGCGGTGCTTCCGCCAGGAGCTGCAATATTTGTTGGGTACTGAGGTTTGGGAGTATACATGAAATACTCTTCAATCTCAGGGAAGGCTACTCTTTGCTCTTCTCTTTCGCCTCTACTTGTAAAAATATCATTTCTATCATTT